ATGATGACGTCGGTGTATTTGACGGCGAAGTCCATCGCCGCGCCGGTGAATTCCGATGTGGCGGAAATCGGGGCCGATGTTCCGGTCAATGTCGATGTGGCGGAAATCGCCACCAAGGCTCCGGTGAAGCCATGGTCATGCCCCTGGCCGCCGCCGGTCGAGCCGGATTGAGCGTCGCCGACCGTGGCGCCCTGATTGTCATCTTGGTCAACGAGTCCACCGCCATTTCTGGCGGCTACGTGCGTATGCGCCGGTATCTGATTGATCGTCAGCACAGTCATGCCAACGGTGCCGGCGGCGGTCGTAGTGCCCGTCGTCTCGACGATGCCGGCCGCCGTCGTCGTGCCAGTCGTCTCGACGGTGCCGGCCGGCGCCCTCGACGTGAAAGCCGACGTAAAATCGACCGTGCCGCCCGACCCGGCGGCGCCGCTGACGATGCGCAGCGCGCGGTTGTTCAGTGTCGTGTCCTTGGTCCAGCCGACCGGCGCCGCCGTCTGGTGAAACACCATCCGCGTGCCGCTGGGGATGACCTCATCGGCGCGGGTCTTCGCGATCTTGTCGACGGCCGTCGTGAACTGGTCGTAATCGCTGGCCGACAGCGCAAAGCCTGCCGCTTCGATCGTGCGCACGATCGCTTCCTGCACGCTGTTGAACCAGGCCGGGTTGACTTGCGTCGCCAGCGCGACTCCGGGTACCTGAGCCTTGAAGCCGTCCTTGCCCGCGCCGAACAGGTCCAGCGCCCGGTCGAGTCCGTCTATTCGTTTCATGCTGTTGCCTCATAGGTAAAAATGACGTAGGTGTGCGCCGGTTTCAGGCGCATGAACTGGCATTCCAGTGCGCCGAAGGTGTAGACATCGAGCCGGGCGTCGCAGCGCGCGTCGGCCCGGAAAAATGCGTGGTTGTCGCCCTGGTGGGGCAGGTTCACGGTCCACACGAAGCGCCACGGCGCATCGACGACCGGTGCTTCGCAACTCATTTCGCAGCTGGTCGGACGAAATTCCGTGATCGTCGTGTCCAGGTAACCCAGATCCAGTGCCAGCTGCAAGAAGTAAGCGCGCGACAGACTGCCCCGGTCGGTCAGCTTGGTGACGACGCGGGCGCGGCGCTGGGCGACCGTGCCCAGGCTGGTGCAGCATTCGTCGCAGGTGCCAACAAATGCTTCCCACTCCGGCAGCAGTTCCGTGGCCGTGGCCGGGTTTAGTTCGGCGAGCAAGTCGCGCAAGCGCAGGTCGATGGCAGCGAACAGGTAAGCGAACGACGCCAGCAGCCGGGACAGCGTCGATCCCGCCGTGCGCGGCCATGCGGCGCCAGCCGGCAAGAACTTTTGCAGGATGGTCAGGAACTGCGCTTTGGTCAGTGCGCTCATGTCAGATCCACGTGATGGTGCCGAGCACCGCCATCTCGTTCGCCGCGCAGGCGACGTTGGTGCTTGGCGCCGACAGGGTGTGATCCGTTTCGCCGCTGGCCAGCGAGATGTCGCGGTTGATGTGCGACAGCACCAGGGCGGCGCCGACGTCGGCTTCGCGCAGGAACAGGTCGACGATGTTCGCCGCGACCGCATCGCGCACCGCTTGCGTGTTCGGCGTCACCGACAGCACCAGGTTGACGGTTTTGGCGATCGGTGCGGCGACGGTCACGTCGGCAGTCACCGGCCGCACCAGGTCGATGTGCGCTTGCACCAGCGCGATCGCAGCCGCGTTCGGAAAATTCGCCCCGACGCCGTCGCCATCGCGCACGAACAACACCAGCACCGAGCCCACATCGGACCAGGTCGGCACGACCCAGGCCCGCGTCACGCCCTCGACTTCCAGCGCCCAGTTCTGATAGTCGGTCGCGCTGCCGCCGTGCGCCGGGCTACGCACCCGGGCAAGAAAGCGCGCGTACAGCTCGTCGGTCGATTCGATGTCGCTGCCGTTCGCGATGCCGTCGGCATCGACGGTCGCCGTGGCCACGACGCCGGCCACCGGGTTGATCAGCGACAGCAGCGCGCCGGCGGCCACATTGCCGGCACTGCCCGGTTCCACGGCCAGCACCGCCACCGTGGCCACGCCGCCGGCGATCGCAGCCGCTGCCGTGGTCTCGATGATCTGGCCATCGGCCGTTTGCAGCGCCGTGCCGGCGGCGATCACGGCGCCATTCGTGCCTGTGAATACCACGTTGCCGCCGGCGGCAAACGCCGCCTTGCGGTACACGCCCCAAATCCCGGCCCACATCTCCAGCAGAAAGCCCTGGCTCCACGGCAAGCACTCTTCCAGGAAGCGGCGCAGGTAACCGTAAAATCCGTGCGCGAAGCCCGCCATCACGCGCCCCAGCACATTCAGGTTGCTGCGGCGTAGGCGTGCGTCGCTGCCTGGCAGCTCGGCCTCGATGCTGGCGGCGGCCTGGTCGTTCAAATCGGGCAGGGAGGGGGTAGTAAATGGCATCAGGCAGCACTCCAGAATCGTTCGAATTGATACCGCGCCACCGGCTTGTTTGCCCGCTTGACGGCGATTGCCAGCGCGCGCACGCCGCTGCGCGGGCTGCTGGCCACCACGTCGACGGCGCTGGCCACACCATCGTCGAGCAGCCATTGCAGCGCCTGGCGCGCATATTCCTGGTCGCGCAGCAACACGCTGCCGAGCTGCTTGGCCGACTCGTTCAGCCACAACCGGGAACCGATCTTGTCGCCGGCGATCGCGCCAAAGTCGTCGCCCCACCAGCCGCGCCGGTCCAGTCCATCGGGCAGCGCATCGTCCACGCTGGCCTGGCGGTCGGTGAACAGCGAAATGATCACGGACGTGACCAGGCCGTCGTCCTCGGCCAGCACGAAGCCATCGAGCGCGAAATCCATCAGCGGCATGCCGTTCTGATCAAACTGGATGATCGTGGTCTGTATGTCGGACATCACATCTCCACGGAAGGGCTACCCACGCTGCCGCCTTGCGGGTCGCTATGGGTGTGGCTGTTGAAGGCGGCGCGCATGTCCGCCATGGTCACCCCGGCGCCGTCGCACAGGTCCTTGACCTGGCCCGTGCACAGCAGCAGCGGCGCATCGATGCGCACTTCGGTGTCGGCTTTGATGGCGATCGAACCATCGGCTTTCAGGTGGATGTGCTTGCCCAGATGGTCTTCGACGACCATCTCGCCGCTGGCAAGCACCGTGGCCTGATAGCGCCGGTCGCCGACGCAGATCAGCACCGTGTGGTCGCGGTTGCCGCCCAGCGACAGCAGGATGCCTTCGGCGCCCGGCAACGGCAGGCTGCGAAAACCGTATTGTTGGAACACTTCGGCCGCGTCGCGCACTTCATCGGCCAAGCCCTCGACCTGGGCCGTGACCGCATCCGACATCAGCCGGATCACGGCCCGGCCGGCGATCATGCGCAGCTTGCGGTGCATCGGCTCCATGGCCCTGCGCAATGTGTCCATCATGGCGTGTCGTCGTCAATCAGTGATTCGCCGGTATTGCCATCGATGGCCACTTCGCGGCTTTCCTGCTTCTTGCGCTTGGCCTTGTTCTTCGCGTGCCGGCGGCTCACTTCCAAACCATTCACGCCACCGATCTTGCGGCCCAACTGGGTGCCCTTGACGCCGGTCAGCAGTTGGAACGCGCGCGGGTCGGCCAACTGCAGCTCGGTGAAGCTGCCACCGTCGTCCAGCGTGTAGACGCATTTCGCAATCAACAGGTCTTGCCGCAAGCCCAGGTAAGGCAATTGCGTGTTGACCAACAGGTTCGGGCGCCACACGACCGCGCCGCCCGGCATGCCAGCGGCCGGGTAAGTCCAGCCCTGCACCCGCACCACCACGCGCGTGCTGCGCCCGCGCCGCACATTGCGCTCCCATTCGGCGCGCGCTTCAAACGTCGGCCCCAGCCCGTGCTGCTCCGCGATGACGATCAAAGGCCGGTAGCGCCTGATCGCCGCATCCGCGATGCTAGCCTTGCCGTGTGCCACGGCGGTGCCGTACTGCGTGGCGGTACCCTTGCCCTGGCCCTTGACAGTGATCTCGCTGTAGCGCTCCTTCCAGGAGAGTTCGAGCTCGGCCTGCAGCACGTTGATGCCCTCGATCAGCGCGGCGCCGGTCTTGATTTTTGACGCCGTCGTCAGCACCAGGCGGCCGGCGCCGTCCGTCATCACCAGCACGGCCCGCATGCGCGCCGCCCGTTCGATCGCCTCGAAGGCCCGTTCGCCATCTTCTATGTTGAAGCTGTCGAAGGCGGCGCCCACATCGACGCCTTGGGCCAGCACGACCTCGATGTGGAACGGCTGCGCGATGTCGGCCGCGATCTTTGCCAGCGTCGCGTTCTTCCACTGCCCGGTCTTGTACGCGGCCGAGCAATCGATCAGGTCGGCCGTCTTGTCGCGGCCGCTGACGCGGATGCCG